GTGAGACAAGCTAGGGGGGTGCATGGGCCACGGGGGGGGTATACGTACGTTATATATGTACACTGCAACACACGGGGTTTTTCATTAGGCACAACCATGACGTGCATACAGATTAACAACATATTCCACTTTTGTAATGTAATAAGAGGTAACATTATTGAGCTATAGGTTGAACTAGGTTCACGTTTGGCCCAGGTTATGTTACACTTTGTGGGTATCCTGATCACGAATTGTTACAGTTGATCACTTTTTGTTACAAGTAGTACATTAGCTGTTGACTCATGTGCTCCCTTTTGCTATAACTTGGGGGATAAAGGGGGCTTAGTTAAACTATAAGTTAAGACTAAAGTGTTTAAACATAAAGAAGTATAAACATAAGTAGTTTAACAATAGAGTTTAACTAAGATAATAGTAACTATAATAGTAAATAACTAAAGTAGTATAGACTATATAGTTAAACTATAGATACCATACCCATTCTAGTTCAAACTACCTTGGTCCAAATGCTTACAAGCTTAGACTACATAGTTAAACTAACATCCTCATAGTATGTATACATTACAATCTGTAACAATCTGTGATAGCTATAGTATCCAAACCCTGAGTTTGCGACCCTTCATAATCTGTGTTGTCTTAGCTTACTCCAATAATAAAATATATAGGCATTGACAAACATGCAAAAGCAAGTACAACTAGATCCATCTGATGATGTGTTGACTACATTTTATAATGCACTTGCTGGTGGAGACTCCAGAAGTCTACGTAACATCCATATCCCTAGATCAGATGTTTTCTATGTTAGGGAAGCCATCCGTGATCAAACTGGTGTAACTTACACTCTAGATCATGTAGAGAGAGCTATGTACTTAGAGGGTCATCTACATCGTAGAGATGTACTAGATCCTGACAGAAAGAGATCTTATGCCGACAACCCCACAGAAGAAACCTAAAGCTAAGCGTGATTACACACTGAGTGGTGAGGGTAAGTACGACAAGTCTCCTAAGCGTATGGCGGATAACCGTTCTCGTAAGAAAGCTCGTTATGCTATGGAGAAGGGTGGGGTAGTCACCAAGGGTGATAACAAGGATGTTGATCACAAGGACGGTAACCCCCGTAACAATAGCAAGTCTAACCTTCGGGTACAGACACCAGCTAAGAACCGTAGTATCCCCCGCAATAGTAAGGCAGGAAAGAAATAATGTTGATGAAGCCTCTTAGTATTATGGGTCTAGTAGAAGACTTGGATATCCCTACTACAGCTGAGAACAAGTCCATTGGTGAATGGCTCATGAAAGACTGGCATCTAGGTCCGAAGGAAGCTAGTGCTGATCCTAAAGCTAATGCTCCTTACTGGAAGACTATGGCATCTGTATTTAATGTTGAAGTAGATCAGGCTCGTAGACAACTCTGTGCTAACTGTGAGTACTTTGATGATAAGCCTTCTACATTGAAAGCAATGGAAGCTATTCCGTTTAACTCTTTTGATGCTGATGGTGGTGGTAGAGGATTCTGTAGTCGCTTTGGGTTTATCTGTCATAACCTTCGTACTTGCCAGGCTTGGGAAGGTGAAGATAGTTGTGGTGAGGAAGACTAGCATGGCTAAAGACCCTAGGCTTACTCGTGCTGGTGTAGATGGTTTCAACAAGCCTAAGCGTACTCCAGACCATCCTAAGAAGTCTCACGTGGTTGTTGCTAAAGAGGGTGACACCATCAAGACTATCCGCTTTGGTGAGCAGGGTGCTTCTACTGCAGGTAAGCCTAAGGCGGGTGAGTCTGAAGCCATGAAGAAGAAACGTGCTTCATTCAAAGCGAGACACGGTAAGAATATCTCCAAAGGCAAGATGAGTGCAGCTTATTGGGCTGACAAGGAGAAGTGGTGATAGCTGATGCCAAGTTCTAAGAATTGCAAAAGAGATTAACACATAAAACATATCTACGTAAAGGAAGAAATGAAATGAGAATTACACCCCAAAACGGCCCTAAGCCTAAGGACACTAAACCTCTCGGTGCTGGTCCTAAGCCAGTTATTCCAGGTATGCCTACGCCTCGTGGTGCTGGACCTAAGCCTACACTTGGTATTCTAACTCCTACGCCTCGTGGTGTTGGCCCTAAGCCTAAGTCCCCTACGCCTCGTGGTGTTGGACCTAAGCCTAAGTCCCCTACGCCTCGTGGTGGTATTCTAACTCCTACGCCTCGTGGTGCTGGACCTAAGCCTAAGGCCCCTACGCCTCGTGGTGCTGGACCTAAGATGGTTAATCCAGGTATGGGTCGTCCAACTCCTGGTCGCCCTAAGCCTCGTGGAGCTAATCTAGGTATCGCAGCAGCAGCATCGGGCGGCCCTAAGCCTCGTGGTGCTGGAGGAAAACCAGTTCGTCCAGGTATGGGTCGTCGGTAATCTAAACACATAAGGGTGAGTAATATGATCTTTAAGAACTATGAAAAAGAGTTGAACAAAGCCTGTTACTTTATCTCAGCTGATCTGTGGTGACATGCCAGTACGTAAAGTAAAGGGTGGGTTTAAGTGGGGTACTACTGGTAAGGTATACCCTACTAAGGCTGAAGCTCTGAAACAGGGTAGGGCCATAGAGGCCTCAAAGAAATCAAAGTAACAAAGAGAGCATTAAACAATGGCAACATCTAAGTTTGGCAAGGCTTTCGCAGCCGCCCGTAAAGAAAAAGGTGCAGGTAAGACATTTACTTTTGAAGGTAAGTCGTACAGCACTGACATGGCAAGTGACAAGAGTTCTGCTCCTACATCATCCTCACGTCCTACTGCTCGTCCAGCTAAGAAGGCCCCACCTATGAGGGGTCGTCCTGACACTGCTCCACGTGTATCTGATGCAACAACAGTAGATCGTCGTTGGGCAGATGCAAACGCCAAGCCTAAGGCAGAAACAGCTGAGCCTAAAATGGAAGTAAAGACACCTACTTCTAGCACAACTCGTCCACAGGCTCGGCCTACAGCTGCACCAAAGTCATCCCCACGTCCTACTGCTCGTCCACAGCACATTGGTATGACAGCAGTTAACAACCTCTCTTCTGGTTCTAGCAATGCTCCACGTGCTACTTCTGATGCTGCACCTAAGGGTCGTACAGCTCCTGCTCGTGCTACACGTCCTGCTGCTACAGATCGTAACTTTACTTCGCCTACACCAAGCTCCTTCCCAACATACATGCAGTGGCGCAAGAAGAATGCTGGTGGTATCGTAGCTTATAACGCTGCAAAAGATAGACAGACAGGGCGTTAAGCACAATGGTTATGGTAGCACCAACTAAACCTCATAGGGCTATTACATACAACGTGTCCTGTGAGGTAGAAAACCAGCAGTACGCTTTGTATACTTGCCCAGCTAATGCTTCAGCTAGTATGAGTCTCTTGTATATTGCTAACGCAGATGGTGTTACCGACATTGCTGTAACTTGGTATAGAACTCGTTACAATCAAACATTCCAGATCATCCAAGGTAAGAACTTTGCTTCTGGTGGTACTTACCAGTGGGATGGTAATGCTTACATTGTGTTTGAACCAGGTGACATCATGTACATCACAGCTTCAGGTAATGCTCATCCTAACATTGATGCTTTATGTACAGTAGTAGAGACATTTATCCCTGTAGGGTAATAACAGGGTTGCAATATTAACATTACTCATGTAAGGTGATATAATGTATAACTGTGTTTGTGATTAACACAGGAGTACCTTCACATGACTAACCTATTCAAACGTATCTTGGCTGCAATCATCAAAGCTAAGCAAACACAAGCAGATCGTATTATCCTTCAGATGCGCTGTTCTCAAGCATATAGAGAATTGCTTCGTATGGATGAAAGAGAACTAGCTGATATTGGAATCAATAGAAACGATATCAAGAGGATAGCCTATGACAAAAACTTTAACAGATAAACAACAGAAGTTTCTTGAGGTACTCTTTGATGAGGCTCAGGGTGACTTTGTTCTAGCTAAGCAGTTAGCTGGCTATAGTGATGCTACACCAACTCGTGGTATTGTAATTGCTCTAGAAGAAGAGATCTTTGATGCTACAAGGAAGTACATTGTACAGCTTGGCCCTCGTGCTGCTGCTGCCTTTGGTAATATCCTTGTAGACCCTACCCAACTGGGTGCAAAGGAACGTATGGCTGCTGCTGGACAGGTACTGGATCGTGCTGGTGTAGTTAAGACTGAACGTATTCAAGTTGAAGCTGCTGGCGGTCTATTTATCCTACCACCAAAGGATAGATCTGCGGATGACGAAGACTAATAACGGACGTATAGACTTGGGCTACTGGATGTTGCCCAAGCCTGACTTTCAGAATAAGAGATGGGAAAGAATCCCACGATTAAACATCAGGTATATCCCTTTTGGGTATGTAGTTGATCCAGAAGATGATAGATGGCTAAACCCTGTTCCCAAAGAGTTAGAGCTTTTAGAACAAGCTAAGAAGCACGTTAAGCAGTATAGTTTAAGAGAAGTTGCAGCTTGGTTAACTACTCAGTCGGGTAGACCAATATCACACATGGGACTAAAGAAGCGCATAGATGTCGAAAGAAAACGTAGGTCAATTATTGCAATTAAACGCAAGCTTGCCAAGTGGCTCGAAGAAACGATTGCGCAATACGAACAGCTCGAAAAAGAAAGAGTCGGTGCCTTCACCATCACTAAAGGAAGAACCGAAGAAGGTTGAACCTAAGAAAGTACCAGCTCAAGTCTTACCTCCAGAGTATGATGTAGAGCAAGCACAGAACATTGTCTTTGCTGCTAACCCTGGTCCACAGACTATGTATCTGTCTTCTAGTGAGCGTGAGGTCTTGTATGGTGGTGCAGCGGGTGGTGGTAAGTCTTATGCTACTCTAGCAGACCCTCTACGTGATCTGGGTCAGTCTGACTTCTCTGGCCTACTAGTACGACATACTACAGAAGAACTACGTGAGCTTATCCAGAAAAGCCAAGAACTATATCCTAAAGCTATTCCTGGTATTAAGTGGTCAGAGCGTAAGTCCCAGTGGACTACCCCACGAGGTGGCAAGATCTGGATGTCTTATCTAGACAGAGATTCTGACCTTATGCGCTATCAAGGCCAAGCATTTAACTATATTGCTTTTGACGAACTTACACAGTGGGCTACTCCTACAGCTTGGAACTATATGCGATCTCGTTTGCGTACAGCTTCACCTACGCTAGGTAAGTACATGAGAGCTACTACAAACCCTGGTGGTCCTGGACACGCTTGGGTTAAGAAGATGTTCATTGACCCTGCTACACCAGGAAAGTCATTCTGGGCTACTGATATTGAGACTGGTGAGACACTAGCTTACCCCAAAGGTCACAGCAAAGAGGGTATACCCCTATTTAAACGTAGATTTATCCCTGCTAGTTTGTTTGATAATCCGTACTTGAGTGATAGTGGTGACTACGAAGCCATGCTATTGTCTCTTCCTGAGCACCAACGAAAGCAGTTGCTTGAAGGTAATTGGGATATTAACGAGGGTGCAGCGTTCCCTGAGTTTAACCGTAGCATACATGTGGTAGAGCCTTTTGATATACCTAAGGGTTGGGCACGATTTAGAGCAGCAGACTATGGCTACGGTAGTTATACGGGTGTTCTATGGTTTGCTGTATCTCCATCTGAGCAACTCATAGTTTATCGTGAGTTATACTGCAGTAAAGTAACGGCTACAGATCTAGCAGATATCATCTTGCAACTAGAGTCTGAAGATGGTAGTATCCGTTATGGTGTGCTTGACTCCTCTCTCTGGCATAAAAGAGGGGATACTGGACCTTCCCTTGCTGAACAGATGATCCACAAAGGGTGTAGATGGAGGCCCTCTGATAGATCTAAGGGTTCTCGTATTGCTGGTAAGAACGAAATACACAGAAGGTTAAAGGTAGATGAGTTTACCAAAGAGCCTGAACTAGTTTTCTTCTCATCCTGTACTAATACTATTGCACAGATTCCTAGCATCCCACTAGATAAGAACAATCCTGAGGATGTTGATACTAAGTCTGAGGATCACCTTTATGACGCACTGAGATACGGTATCATGACAAGACCCCGCAGTAGTTTGTGGGACTACAATCCAAACACACAGCGATCTGGCTTTCAGTCTGCTGACCCCACTATGGGCTACTAACAAGGACTAACTTATGGACCCTCTAGATTTTGATCCTACTTACGAAGAGAATATTGAATCTACTAACTCGTCTGCTCTCGAAGATATTAAAGAGGGTGATACCACAGACCCTAAAGCTGGTTCTATTATTAGTTTCATTGAAGCAAAGTACAAGAAAGCTGAAGATGCTCGTACTTCGGATGAAACCCGTTGGATGCAGTCTTACAGAAACTACCGTGGTCAGTATGGCCCTAATGTACGTTTCACTGACTCAGAACGCTCCCGTGTATTTGTAAAGGTCACCAAGACAAAGACCTTGGCAGCTTATGGTCAGATTGTAGACGTACTGTTTGGTAATAGTAAGTTCCCAATTACAGTTGATCCAACAACACTCCCTGATGGCGTAGCAGAGTCTGTACACTTTGATATGGACCCAGCTTCTGAGCCAGGCACGGCTACTATGCGTGATACGTTTGGCCCCCTCTTGTCTGGTGAGAACAAGCTGCTCCCAGGTGAGACTACCCAAACGCTTCGTGAACGTGTTGGTGCTGCCTTTGCTAAACGTCTAGCACCTGTGCAAGAAAAGATCATTGACGGCCCAGGAACGCTGCCTACTAGTGTAACAGTTCATCCTGCTCAGGTTGCAGCTAAGAAGATGCAGAAGAAGATCTATGATCAACTGGAAGAGTCTGGCGCTAACAAGCAGCTCAGATTGACTAGCTTTGAGTGCGCTCTGTTTGGTACAGGTGTCATGAAGGGTCCATTTGCTATCAACAAAGAGTATGCTAGATGGACGGATGAGGGTGACTATGATCCAATCATCAAGACAGTACCATCCACAAGCCATGTCTCTGTGTGGAACTTCTACCCTGATCCAGATGCATCTAACATGGATGAAGCAGAGTATGTCATTGAGCGTCACAAGATGTCCCGTTCACAACTTCGTGCTCTAAAGAATCGTCCATTCTTCCGTGGTACTGCTATTGATGCAGCTATGGATCTTGGTGAGTCCTACCTTAAGAAGTGGTGGGAACAGGAGATGGAAGAGTCTGAGAATAATAGCAAGTCTGAGCGCTATGAGATCCTAGAGTTCTGGGGTTATGTAGATAGTGAAGTACTGAAAGACCATGACATCAAGATCCCAACAGACCTTAAGAATGCTGATCAACTTCAGGTTAACATCTGGGTATGTAATGGCAAAGTAATCCGTTTGGTTATGAACCCGTTCAAGCCTATGGTTATTCCTTACTATGCTGTACCTTACGAGATCAACCCATACTCATTCTTTGGTATTGGTATTGCTGAGAACATGGATGACACTCAAACACTCATGAATGGCTTCATGCGTATGGCTGTTGACAATGCTGTACTTTCTGGTAACCTGTTGATTGAAGTTGATGAGACTAACCTTGTCCCAGGCCAAGACCTCACAGTATACCCAGGAAAAGTATTCCGTCGTCAGGGTGGTGCTCCAGGTCAGGCTATCTTTGGTACACAATTCCCTAACGTAGCAGCACAGAACATGCAGTTGTTTGATAAAGCTCGTGTACTAGCAGATGAGTCTACAGGCTTCCCATCCTTTGCACATGGTCAGACAGGTGTATCTGGTGTTGGTCGTACAGCTTCTGGTATCTCTATGCTTATGGGTGCAGCTAACGGTTCCATCCGTACAGTCATCAAGAACGTAGACGATTACTTGATTGGCCCTCTTGGTAAAGCTTTCTTTAACTTCAACATGCAGTTTGACTATGATCCTGAGATTAAGGGCGACTTGGAAGTCAAAGCCTCTGGTACAGAATCCTTGATGGCTAATGAAGTACGTTCCCAGCGTCTTATGCAGTTCCTTCAAGTTGTACAGAACCCAACACTGGCTCCCTTTGCTAAGATGGATTACATTGTACGTGAGATTGCAGTTAGCATGGATCTTGACCCAGATAAGGTTACTAACAGCATTGCTGATGCCGCTATCCAAGCAGAGATCCTTAAGGGCTTCAAACAGGAGGCTCAGCCTATGGCCCCTGCTCCTGAGCAAGGTGTGGCAGGTCCAGAAGGGATGGGGCCACAGGGTACCGCTGACATGAGCGGAGGGGGTGGTGGTCAGATTGGCATTGGTGGTGCCGCTGCTCCTGGTACTCCTGGTTTTAGTGGTAATGTACAGCAATGAGCCAATTAAAGAAATTAGTTAACGATAAACCCCTGTGGGATAGCTTCTGTGAAATGCTAGAAGTTGAACTAGAAGATACCCACAGGAAGTTAGAGCAAAGTAAAGACCTTCATGAGGTGTATAGAGCACAGGGTGCCGCATCCATGTTACACAGACTTCAGAAGCTAAGGGATAGAGTAAATGGATGAACTATATGAAGAAGGTGGCTTGGCTACAGATGGAATGGCTGTTGATCCTGTATCAGGCAATGACGTCCCTCTAGGTTCTAATGCCTCTGATGTAAGGGATGATATTCCAACAAACCTTTCTGAAGGTGAGTATGTTGTACCTGCTGATGTACTTCGCTACTATGGTGTTAAGTTCTTTGAAGAACTCCGTGCTAATGCAAAGGGTGAACTTGAAGACATGGGTGCAGAAGGCCGTATTGGTGGTAGCCCAGCGCAATCTGGTATGTCCAGCATGGATGACATGGCTGTACCAGCGGGTGTAGAAGAGGCTATGGCAGGTCTATCCCCAGAGGATATGGATAAGCTTGACCAAGTACTTTCTCAAGGTGAAGTAGGCATGGCTGAAGGTGGTTTAGCACAGGTTATCAAAGAGGGTGCTCCTAGTACGGATGTTGGTATGAACATCTCAGATGACACTGACATGCTTCTTGATAGGGTTCTAAATGTAGTTAAGAACAGCCCTGACTTGCAGAATAAGCTTCGTGCTCGTGGCATGAACTATGCTGATGGTGGTATGGTTTCACCTGAAGATATTGAAGCCAATGTTACTAAGTTGCTTGGTGGTTCTATGGGGTATGCTGATGGTGGTACTGTCAGCGGTTTTAATCCTGCTGATTACCAAATGGGCTTCTCTTATGGAGATCCATTTGAAGCTAGTGACGACACATCCGACATTGAGCTTGTAGCTTATACAAATGCTTCTGGTCAAACAATCATGATCCGTACAGTAGATGGTAAACCAATTGATCCAGTACCATCTGGTTATTATCTTCAAGGCAGTGCTCCAGCAGCTACTGCTTCTGCAAGTACACCACGCTCTGACAACTCTAATCGGGATATGCAGCCTTCTGGTGCTAGAGCCACAGATAGCCAAGCTAAGGCTAGCAAGAACTACTATGCTATGACACCAGAAGAGCTTAGCAAAGAAATGAGTATGACTAAACAGCTTAGCAGGGGTGCTACACTATTGGCCTCTATGGTCATGCCTGGTGTGGGTGGCTTGATTGGTGCAGGTACAGCTAAAGCAATGGGACAAGGGCGTCACATGGCGCTGGGCAGTGTTGCTGGTAAACTGGCTGAAGAAGCACTAGCAGCTGGTAATACAGAACTAGCAGCATCTTACAAAAAGGTTGCAGATGAAGCTGCTAAGGGTGGTATGGGTTCTGGCATGGCAGCTGACTATTACTTAAAGAAGTTTGATGCTGCAAGAGAAGAAGCTACAATGGGCTCAATGGATACCACTCAATCAGCGGCAGTACAGAAGGCTGTAAGTGATACAAAAGCTTCTGGCACTAAATCTACAACTGGTGGTGTATCCTATAAGAGTGACTCTAAGGATGGTGGAGATAGCTATGGCGTCAAGGTAGCTACAGGCTCTACAGCCCCAACATCCTCGTCAAGACCTGTTGCTAGACCCAGCACCCCTAGCTCTAGTAGTTCCAGTGGTTCTAGTTCCAGTGGTTCTTCATCAAGCTACGTTGACAAGTCCCCCGTCTCATCTGGAAGTGGAACTACTAAATCATCAGCCTACAAGTCAGATGGTAAAGTATCTACGAGTGGTAGAGCCACTGGCGGACTAATCTCTAGACCTAAAAAGTAAGACACAACAATAACTATAATAATAAGGCTACCCAGCATAGGCTGGCCCCATATAATAGGAAATACA